ATGAACTTTCCTTGAGTCCAAAAACTGTAGAGAACCATACTAACAGCATGTTTAGAAAATTGGGGTATCATAACAAATCACAGTTGGTTGACTACGCCCACCGAAAGAAACTTTTATAGCAAAAAAAGGAGTGAAATAAGACATTAAACTCTAAAAATTATGTGATAGTGATTTTGGAATGCCGAAAGTCTTACGGGGTCAAAAAGCGACTCCTTTTTTAAATTGAATATCAACTTAATTTTCAAATATCAACTTAACAAATTAATTATTATGTGTAAATGTATTGAGAAAATGCAAGACATGCTTACTGAAAAAATGATCGAACTAAATCCAGGTGTGGAAGTAGTAGAAAGCGTGGAACTAGAGAATGTATCGCTGATGTTGGACTCCGGTGATAAAATGCCGTATAACCCTGCTATTGGTAAGTATAAAAAAGGGAATAGAACATTGAAGTTTACTATTTCTGTTATTTACACTTTTTGTCCATTCTGTGGAGAAAAATACAAGAAAGAGGAGGGCGAAAAATGACACTAGCTCAAGCACAAAAAGACTGGGATGATGCAATCGAAATGAAAGCACAACATAAGCCCTATGCAATGACAGAGGATAAAATTAAATCTTTTGCAGCCAATATATTTGGAAAAGATAAACCCTCTAAAGTTTTATTCTCGAAAATTGGTAAAGGCTCAAGTACGATCATAGTTTCTCATTTGGCTTACTTGGAAGATCAACGCCAACTTTCTATGGTACCAGGAACAAAGGTTGTAATGACCGGTCATGAAGGTACACTTCCAAAATACAAGGATAAAGTATGGGATGTTACCCATGGCCCACAATGGATGTGTGGCGATAATGTAGTTTGGCTAGATGGTTTCAGTGGAGCATATTGCTGTAGACTATTAAAAATTGTAGAGGAGAAAGAGGAGGAAAAGGCATGATACTACGATTCAAACAAGGTAGCGAAGTTCAGAAAGCAGCTGTCGCTTTATACCATGCTAGATGTGATTCGCATGCAATTGCAGTCAAAATCATTGAAGAAGCAACTGGTTGTACAGTCAATAAAGTAAGCCAACTTGGTATGATTTACTTTTCAACACAGAATTATAACTGGATTCCGAATAACTGTAGATTCGACGATGAATTTAAAACAGTACCAGGCTATATTTTAGAGGACAAAATAAATAATGTGTTTAAAATCAATAAAAAGACAAGCATTGCAAAAAATATCTTAATTCAATTTCGTGCAAAAGTAAGAGTCATTGATTCAGTATCTCTCAATAAATTTGGGATATATACACGTAAAGATAACAGATGGTGGTCGTGGCTAATTGACAAAGACGAAAAAGGGGTTTATATGCCAATTGCACCGGCAATTTATGATCTGATTGATTTTAATAAAGCAGTAGATGTAATTGTAGAGCAATAAGCCATGGCAGAAAACGAAACCCCACAGCCAATCACCCGTGCAGAATTTGAATCGGGTGTTGAATTCTATCTAAAAGATAAATTCCAAAAATATAAACTCGAAATGGTTGTCATTCTTGAAGAAAAAAATCTATTCATAGCAGATTATAATAACAGGTATTATTGCTATGTAGAAAGTATAACTGATACTGGATTTCAATTTGGGCATTACGTATTTAATCATAAAATTTCAAATACAATTCTTTTTAAAGACTGTATAAAATTACTCAATCAATAATCCATGGCAAAATATACAATACAACAATTTGAAACCGCCCTATTCGCTCAGGGTGCACAGATAGAGGATATAAAAACTCCTAACCGCTTCGTGCGTGAAGCTTCAGGATTTCTGAATGGTAAGCGAATGATATGGAACTCGAACGGTGAATGTTTTCAGAATAGAGTTGCTAAGCCGGAGTTCAACCTGGTATTCAAATCGGAGATGAAGCCGATTAAGTTTCTACCCGAAATAAGTACGCTTGTAGAAACGGGTGAGATAATGCTGTTTTTCGACAAAAGTGGAAAAGGCATGCGCGAAATAAACGACGATCCAAACGCCTGGAACTTGGACATGAATACAACCAACGTATTGCAGCGAGTAGCAACCGAGCAGGATCCTGCAAAAGTAGCCATTATGCAACCGCCTTATAAGGTTGGCGAAATTTATCCCTGGCACCCGGGCGACATGGAGATAAAAATCATCAATTCCCAACTGATAAGACTTGACAACATCACCGAAGAAGATGCGCAGCGCACCGGATTGGCAAAAACAAAATTGGGCTACAAACACTATTGCCCCGAAACAATGTTTCCGCCGTCAGTGCTCAAAAAGCAAGAAGAAGGATTTCCTTACATGAAGGATGCCAGGGGATCGCTCTTTACATTATGGGTAAAAAAATACGGAGTTCTGGAAATTCCACTGAACCCATGGATATGGAGATATGAATTCAAGTTTTGTATTGCTAAAGATACTCAGGATGATAACGCTTAGAATTCAACACAACGGTACAAAAACCGATTTCCTTACTACCGATTTTATGGATGTATGGAGTGAAATTGAAAAGATACCCGACGGAGAAGTCATTTCGATAACAAAAAAGGAAATGACAGTTCCGGAATATGAACAAACTCTGAAAGAAAGAGCTGCTTTGAATATGTCAATTAAAACCCCGTGGAAAGATGGACCCGAGTAGAAGAAAAACAGAAACGAAGTCGGAGAAAAGGCAACGATATAATTTGCATTACAAACTCCGAAAACATGGCTACATAATTCGATTATCGGATAGACATATAATTCGACCTGAAGAAACTACAAAGCAAACCATTCAATGGGAAAATAAATTACTCTCCAACGATAATTATTTAATAAGCGAATCTCTATTATGAACAAACCCGACAGAAAAGTAAGCTTTTACCCAAACGGTGGTAAACCTATTCATACTCAGAAAATACAACGCAATGAACCTTGTCCATGTGGAAGCGGACAAAAGGCCAAGAAATGTTGTGGTACCGAAACTAAAATATTCCGATCAGAATGAAAGCGAAGTGGAAGAAAATATGTGAGCAACTAACAACTGCTAATACTGACTTCGAAGATTTTTTGGACAATGCCGGACTTTCGTTGCTTTCGATTAAAAAATCGGAGAAATTCATAAAGAGCTGGAACCTGCTCAAGAAATCGGCTGCCGAATTCGATAAGTATATTGCACCGGTAGAAATGGAAATAAAATTCCCATTCCATACTCAGGAGATGACGGAAATGTGGGAAAGGTGGAAAAACTACCTGAGCGAACAACATGGAGAGATTATAAGAACTGCAAGCGAGCAGTCGGCACTGGAACACCTTCACGAGATTTCGAAAGGCGACGAAAAGAAAGCAGTTCATTTTCTCCGCTTCGCCATGACGAAACGATATAAAAACTTCTTTCAGGTGGAGGATAAGGATGTAAAACAACCGGCTAAAGGTGACACTGGAGTCGGAAGCGATTTTTAAATAATAACAATCAACTTAATTTAAAATTATTATGACTGAAGAAAAATTTGATTTTTGGTGTTTGGTAGAATTATTTGGACATCAACGTATTTCGGGCAAATGTACAGAACAAAATGTAGCAGGAACTAACATGTTACGTGTAGATGTTCCAGCCACTAAAAGACAACCGGCTTTTACCCGTATATTAAGTTCAGGTTCAATTTATGCCATAAACCCTATCTCTGAAGAAGTGGCCTTGAAATTAGCTGAAACACTAGATTGTGCTCCAATAACTGTATGGCAAGTTAGAACAATGTTTGAGCAAGAATTGAAACAACTTGAAAGTGGACAAAAAGATGAAGGACCAGGATTTTAAAAAGCAATTCATTATCACGCTGATTGCCTTCGTAGTTCTAACGATAATCTACTCAGCTGATAGAATAGAAGAATTTATTCAAACACTAATTTTCTAACTATGGCACAACAAACAGTTACCGATCTGATAGCAATTGCCCGGGCAGAGTTACAAACTCAATTATCGCGGATGGCAAAATCGAGAAAGTCGGTTTCAATCGAAGATTTTAAGACGTTATTCATCACCAGGGCGCAAATGGCAATGGCCGATCGGAAAAATTTTTCGCCATTCGTAATCGACGATAGCAACCGCGAAGTAATAAATCTACTGTACAAATACATTACGTACCAAAAAAGTGAGCTAAACCCATTCATTGGCGTAATATTCAACGGTACATACGGATGTGGCAAGTCGGTACTGGCCGAAACGCTTTGCATGGTACTAAACGATTTGACCTGGAGCGAAAAAAACAAAATTGAATCCGTTCACGCGGTGGAACTCGCTGAGCAGATCAAGAAAGTAGGAGTTATTCCTTACGCTCACAAACCGCTTCTTATTCAGGATTTGGGGAAGGAAAAAAAGGAGATCAATAACTTTGGTACAATAGTGAACCCAATAAGCGAATTGCTGGCCATACGTGCCGAATATGGTGCAATGACATTCGGAAGTACCAACATGAAAATAGAATCGTTCAAAGACGCTTACAAGGAGTTTATTTCGAAACGAATTACAGAACATGTGAACCTGGTGTTTTTGCCTGGTACTGATCGCCGGCCAAGTTTTCTAATTAATCAACCACAGGCAACATGACAACGACAGAACTGGCAATAGCCTTGAAAAAAATCCACAAACGAAAGTTTGTAGCTTCCGAACTAAACGGATACGCAAAGCAGCTCGGTAGAGCCATGATACTGGGAAATAATGGCAACTACTATCACCTATGGCAAGATGGAGATATCGAATTATTAAAACCACTAATTGAAGAATCATGATACTAGGTTACAAACAAAAATTTCCCTGGAAAAAGCCAACCAATTTCAAGCGGAAAATATCGGACGGAACAAAAATACATAGTCTTCGTAAGGATACTAAAAACCGTTGGTCGGTAGGCATGATCATTCAACAGGCTATTTACAGATTCAGAATGCAATACCATTGCTTCGAAGAAACAGAGTGCAAAGGCATTCAGACAGTAACGATTGAGAAAGTAGATAGCAAACAAATTACTGGCGATTGCTTCATTTTCAGGGAAACGATTAAGCGTGAAGAAAAAATTGTCGGTTTTAAAATTACAATTGATGGTAAAGTTATCGATCGGGCAACAATAACAAAACTATCCTACAACGACGGATTTGACTCAACAGATACTTTCTTTTGTTTTTTTTTGAATGGTTTCTCAGGTAAAATAATTCATTGGACATCCTTTAAATACTAGCATATATGGAAAACATTACAGTTTCAGACGATCAAAATACGATTACAGTAAAGGGAATAACATTTGTTTTTAATCCAATAGTGGAAGAAGATTATCATTGCGCACATTGTGAAGCATTCGATTTGTGTTGTGAGCTCGAAGATACAGTGGAGTCAACCTTTCCTTTTCCATGTTTACCTCAGAATAGGGAAGATGGGAAAAATGGAAATCTACGACGGTTTATATCAACCTAAGATTAAAACCTCCCCTCTGAACTGATCCTTTTCTTATACACACATACAAATTACATTTCCCATGGCCTTCGAATATATAGCAACAAAAAAACGTGAAAAAGCAACTGACCGGGTAAAACAAGTTGAAGAGTTCTTGGCAGAACACTACGAAGTAAAAATAAACGTTTTCGACGCCTCTAAAACAATAATAGTTGCTAAAGATAAGAAACTCTACAAAAGCGAAATCAAGTTCGTAGACCTATCGCTACACATGGAGCGAGAAGGCTTAAGAGGTTGCGACTCTACACTAAAGAAAATTCTTGCCTCACAAAATCAGATTGCAACGTTCAACCCCATTGTTGAATATCTTGAAAGTTTGGACAGCCAGTGGAAAGGCGAAAGCCACATTGATAAACTTTGCAAGCACATTATAGTTCGCGATTTTGGCGACAAAACCGAAACCTATTACCAGGACCGTTTAAAATACCTTCTCAAAAAATGGATGGCCGCCAGTGTGGCATGTTCCCTCAAGCAAATACCTAACGAGGCAATGCTCGGCTTCCTTTGTGCCAAAGAAGGGATCGGGAAAACCCGACTCATTAAGTTCATTACACCTAAACCGCTAAAGGCTTACTATATTCAATCAAGTAAAGATGATCGGTTTGATATGACAGCTGCTTTTGCACAAAATTTCATTATAAACTTCGACGAACTATGGGGTATCACCAAAAACAATTCGGAGCAAGTAAAGCAACTGACTTCAGCCGACGAATACCACCTTTCGCGCAGAGATAGCAATGCAGTGCCACGCTATGGTAACGGAATGTTCTCAAGCAATAAATCGCAGGAAATGGGCGGTTTCCTTCACCCACAAATGGGACACCGCCGATGGGCAACCGTGGAGCTGGAGTCGATAAACTGGAGAATGTATTCCAACGAGGTGGACGTAGACCAAATGTGGGCCGAAGCATACGTACTCTTTAAAAATGCCGATTTCGATTTCACTTGGAACGAAACTGACTTCACCGATTTTGAGGAATACAACACCAGGTACCTGATAGAAACACATGCCTATCGATTGGTAAAAGAAAACTATCGTATACCGACAGCGGATGATGATCCGGAAAAAATTGTGTTCCGCCAGCCACAAGAAATACTTATTGAACTCCGCCAGCGACGAAAGATAACAACCGCCATGAGCGACGTTTCGGATGTAACAATAGGACTGGCACTAAAAGCCCTGGGCTTTACCCGCGAAATGAAAAAAGTCAATAAGATTTTACCCCGATATGGGTATAACGTAGTTCAATTATTTGAATAATGAAACGACTTGCACAAGAAATAGTGGATGCTCAGACTGATATCAATAGGGCAGTATGGGCAACGAATTTGGATTCGAGTGAAATTCCCAAAATGCATTGCAGCTTTAAAGATGATGCCGGAAGGCTCCAATATATAAATACTTGCTGTAAGGAAGCAATCAAGGAATTACAGGAGTATTTAAAACGAACCGAAAACTTACTTTTTTAATAAATAAAATACTAACAATTAAATTCAAAATTATGTCAAAAAGTTCAAATTCAGGTATTAGTACCGGTGGATTATTATTCGTTGCATTTATCGTATTGAAATTATGTAAAGTCATTGATTGGTCATGGTGGTGGGTAACATCTCCTATTTGGGGTGTATTTGTAATTATTATTCTGGTCGCAATAATCGTAGGTTTTGTAAAAGCGATAAAAAATATATAGACTAAAATTTATACAACAAAACTGGCAATGAAAGCCGCTTATTGCCAGTTTTGTGATACTTCATTTCTAAAATCAACTTAACAACAAAATGCATTATGAAAAAAATTAAAGGCTTAACAGTGACTGTTACTTATAGAGCTGGATATGGCGACATTGAAGTTTCAGACAAAATTTACGACCAACTTATGAACAATTCTGAATTCTCTTCAGACGATATGGAAAACTCAGAAGCCTTTGAATGGCTCTCTTCAAATATTCGAGAAGATGACGCAATGGATTGGAAAATAGAAGTTGAAGATATCGAAGAGGAGGAATAATTATGAAAGTAGTATTTATAAAAGAATGTGCAGCTGATGGTTGCTATAAAAAAAAACTTAGTGGTTTTCAAATGTGTGAAAAACATGAAAAAATGTATAATGATGGAATTCCATTCAAAGCATATTATGGAAAAACAGTTCAGAAAAAAGAGTTTCAAAATAAATAATCAACTTAACGATTATGATAGAAAAAGGGTTCTCATTCATAATACACGACGGACACCATGAGCCGGATCAGATTTATAAAATAAATTGTGAAGTACGAAAAGATTGTACATGTCCAGAACCATGGTGGCTTACTACCGATAGACAAGAACATCCAAATAAACCTCATACTCATTTTACCGCCATTTGTATTGCAGGCCCTGAGCACTTGAAAGGAGAGGAGTTTATTTTTGGATTCTACGACTACAATACTCTAACCAATGTGAGAGAGAATCATGAAAATGATAAAATTGAAATTATGGAAATGGCTCAATCTCAATTATCACTATTTTAAATCAACATCAACTTAACAAAAATCATTATGGCAACAAAAACAGGAATCGGCTATTCGCCACTATCAGAGAAAGTTTATCTAGGAAAACAAAACACAGAAAAAAGAATGTGGGTTGGTGAAAAAAGGGATATCACAAGCGAGTTCATTGCAGTATCGTTAGAATATTACGAAGAAAATACAATTCGTGAAATCGGTGGAAGTGCAGGAAGTGTCAATCTAGTTATCAATATCAAGAAAGACAAATCCAGTATTGAGAAAATAATCAAGAACTTGACTAAACGACTTGAATCTCTTTAAATGAATAGCCATGATAGAAACTACTACTTATTCAGAACTCGAGCTCGAGACAGGCAAATGTACCTGTTGCAGCGAGCAATCGAATGAAATACTAATTGGCGATGGCCGATGTGTAGATTGTATTGAAGATGAAAAGTTTTACGAAAATACAATGAAGGGGTTATGATTACCGGACTAAACGGGTGCAGCTGTCACCCATTCTCCAGCTGGGAAGAATGTAATAAAGCCCACCGACAAAAATTTAAAGTCGGGGATCCTGTAAAAAACCGTTGTACGGGACATGAGGGAACAATTCATGATGAGGTTGACCACCAAGGATATGTTTCAGTAAAATACGGAAAGTTACCAAGAGATATTCACGGAGAACATGTCGCACAATTAATCAGAATATAATCATGATCAAACAACTAATTCAAGCCTTTAAAACTTCTATTGATCAACAAAAGGCACAGACAAAATTAAATCACTATTTGTCAAAGTATAATTGTCCGGACTATGTAAAAGTATCTATTCCTAAGCCTTTTATTGATATGATGTGCGTATTAGCAGCATGGGGAATGAATGATGCCGGACAATTGACACGAATAATGATTTTTAGTAATGCAAATCAAATCCCGATCGGGTTCCCAACTAATAGCAAAGATATAACCGGCAAAACTATCCGAGTCGGCGATAAAGTAGTGTATAGCTTCAAAGGCGAATCGAACGGCTATTTTATAGTTGTATTCGAAAATAACGCTTTCCGGAAGTCTTACCCAACTTGGGATCAGGAAAACGAAAAACCATTATTGGAATACGGAGAACGAGCTGAAGCAATGAAACTTAAAATTGTATAATACATGGAATCAAAATTTTTACACAATCACCCTCAAAAAGAAAAAACACTCGGGCTTGATGAAAACCACGTAATTGTTGATCGGGAAGACTGGGAGCAGGCAAAGCAGATTATCAAGACTAATAAACGTATCGGAATCATTGGAGGTGGATTTCAAGGTTTTATTTGCGGAATAGATGAAGCTAAAAGTATAGTGGGCTATCATATTGCACGCGAAAATTTAATTGTTGCTCCTGGAATTCCTAACCATGATGTATGGTATGAAAAGGAAGAAATCGAATTGAAAGATCAACTAAAGAAATTAGGACGTGAAGAGTTTGCAAGAGAATACCTTTTTGATTTCGAAAACGAGAGAGTTGTAAATAAACAAGAATTATTAAATTCATTTGAAAGGATGAATGAACAAATGATACTATCAGCTGAAAATCTTGATGCATTATCCGAAAACATTAAAGCTTACGATCGAGAGAATAACCCGAAGAAAAAACACAAAGGGCATGAGCGCCCATACAAATTTCACAGATAAACTGAACTGAATTTTTAATACAAACAACAACTACCTAACATTGCACCATTATGAGCGACAATACAATCATACTTCTAGTTCCAGCATATTTACAACAATGGATGTACCA